CCCGAAATGCTGCCGCCGATGGCGCCCCACTTGAAGCCCTCGCTGCCCGCCAAGGCTGCCTCGCGCGCCGCCTGCTGCAGGTCGCCCGTTCGGACAGCCGTCGCGATGAACGCCGGCACGCCCGAACTCGCCGCGCCAAGCAGACCACCGACAGCGCCTTCTTTGGCTGCCATCGCGAAAATCATGCTGACCGCCGGCGCGCCCACGCCTGCCGACACAACAGAGACCGTCACGCACACCAAAATCACGCCCGTGCCGATTGCCACGTTGCGAATCACGCGGTCGTAGGCATCATCGTAGTCCGTCCACGGCACGGCGACCGTCTCGTTGTTTTCACCAAGGGTGAAGATGTACTTCTCGCCCTGAAACTGCGCGTTTAATTCGGAAAGCGTATAGCCGAAGTAGACGTTCTCCTGCGAGTTGAACGCCAGCTCGTCCAGATACTCCTGAGAGATATACACCGCCTGTACGTTTTCCACAAAATAGTCGTTGCTGTCCAAATCGGACACCAGCTGTTCGTACAGGCTGTTTTCCAGATACGGCAGCAGCGCCGCATCCCCCATCCGGCGGAATTCCGGCGCGCTTTCACCCAGCGCACAGCCCGCCAGCAGCACCAGCGCCAGCAGCAGCGAACATAGCTTTTTCATCCGCATTCCCCTCATTTCAAGCGCTCCAGCGAGAAGCCGTTGCGCACATACGTCTCCAGCAGCTCCTGCGAGCCGACGAAAATCGTTTTTGTTGTGGATTCGCCCGTGTATCGGTTGCTGACCGAAATGGTGTAGATGCCCTCCTGCGTGTAGCGGTCGCCGTCCTTCGCGGGGCGGTTGAAGCGCTCATCCTCGATGACGCCGTTCGCCGTTTCCACCAGCACCGCGCGCCGAACGTTGATGTCCAGATACCGCGAGCGCGCCAAATCCAGCGAGAATCCAGCCTCCGCCACCGCCGTGTTCTGCAGCTCCGCGCCCGTCAGCAGGTCAAACGGGTAGACCATGCAGTTGCCGTTGCGGATGGAGAAGCGCAGGAAAATCCGGTAATTGCCAAATTTGCTGGTGATGTGCGTCAACTCGCCGTCCTGCACCTCGTAATCCAGCGCCACCTCGTAGTCGCCCTCTTCGTGCAGGACAATGCGCGTATTCGCGCCCGTTGTGCCTTTCGCCAGCAGATAATCCGTGTAAACCGCCGGTTCATTTTTAGCATTCTGATAATCCGTGTGGCGGACAATCAGCGTGCCGCGCCCGAAGTTCGTTTTGGGGATGCCGAACTGCTGGTCATAGCCGTTCGCATCCGCCGCGAGAGAAAGCTGCGCGTTGCCATTCATCGCGTCGATATTCTGCTCCAAATCAAACCACAGGGTAACAGAATCGCCCAGCGTCTTGATGAAAACAGGCTGCTGATTTTCGTCCGCCGTCACGCGGGTAAAGCCCGTCAGGAAGAATCTTCCCAGCCGCCAGCCAAAGTGCTTGTCGTCACCGCTGATGGTATCCTGCTTGGCATAGCCCGTGTCAACCCCAGCATTTACGGCATCTGCGGAGAAGTAATAGATGGATATGCCCTGCTGCTTGCAGCATTCGCGCAGGCGCGCCATGCTGTCGGCGTACTGTCCCGCGTCAGCAAACAGCGCCATTGCGCCCGCGTAATCCCCCGCTTCCTGCGCCGCTACTGCCTTTTCATAGCGGCTTGCGCGGCAAAGCGCGTCGCTGTCCGCATAACCCGCAAGTTCCGTGTAGAGGGCAATCGCGGCATCGTAATTTCCGCTTGCCGCTTCCGCCTGCGCCTGCTGATAGCGGTACTCCTTCGCCAGTGCCGCGCTGCCCGCATAGTAGCCCAGCGTGTCCAGCAGGGCGGTGGCTTCGGCATAATCCCCCTGCTCCGCAAGCTGCTTTGCCTGAACCTGCTGTTCATACGGGAACGCATTGCGGTCGGCGGACAAGTCCATCCACAGCGCCGGGCGAACCCCCAGTTTCTCCGTCACGCACTTCGTTCCGACCGCGCCGCGGACATCCAGAAAGCACGCGTCGTAGCTTTCCTTGCCCGGCGAGCGCAGCCACCAGTCCGTTTCGCCGATGCCGATAGTGGTAAAGCCCAGAAACTTCGCCCCCCGTGACCGGGCATATTCCGTGCCGCTGACTTTCCGCTGCTCCTGCTCCGGAAGATACTGCATCACCTGCGCGTAGCTGAGCAGGAAAACGTGCGTTTCCGCCGGTTCAGCATCCGTATTCTGCCATTCCGGATTCCCATCCGCCGCCGTATCCGCCAGCGTCACCGGGGCAATCGCCGCCCACTCAGCATCCGTGAACGCCGCATGAAAATCCGCCTGAAGCCACGCATTCAGCGCGCTTTGATTCCACGCGGCATCGGTTTTTTCGTCATGGAACGGCAGGCAGTCCAGCGCATAGCGGCTCATCAGCAGCGCTTTGCCGCCCTGCACATCCAGCACCTGCCATGCAATAGGCTCACTGCCGTTATCCAAATTGCCATCCTGTTCATATTGCCCGAAAATGACCGTATCGCCGACCTGCGTTTCTTCCGCGTACCCCGCGCAAACCCAGCAAACGAGCGCCGTTAGGCACACAGCAAGCAGCTTTTTCATTTTCCGTTCCCCCTCCGCCGTTTTCGCTTCCATTGTAGCACAAAGCAGCTGAAATTGGTAGTATATTTGCTTCCTGTTTTCCCTAAAAAACAAAAAATGCCGCGACCCCTCTTGGGAATCGCGGTGAAAAAGTGGAGCATGGCAAGCAGCATACGAACCCTTTTCCCTTTTCTGCGCTGGCAATCTGGTTGAGGGTGATGGTGCTCGACTGACCGGAATAGTTATAGGTGATTTTGACGCGCCCATCGTCGTAGACGAAAACGGCATTGACGAAGGTCTGCACAAGGCGCTTCTGACACTCCCTGTCCTTAACGTCCAGATCCCGTAGCCGCAAGAGGAAGTACTCGATATGGTCTCGCGTGATGCGGATGCCGGAGGTCAGCTCCAAATCGGCCAGAGAAGCAGTCAGGGCGGCTTTCTGCGCGTCCAGTTCATCCATGCGGGACTTTGTAGCGGCGTTGAAGATGCCCGCCTCTATGGCCCGCACAAGGTTGTTTATAGCTTTGTCCACTTCCGCAAGCTGTGCTTCAAGCACAGCTTTTTCTTCTTGCACTTTATCGGTGATTTGGTAATACTCCCACGTCCGGTCTATGATGTACTCCATTAGCTCATCGTCGTGTAGCAATTTCACCGTCTCGTCCAGCACCAGCGCCTCAATCCAGTCCTGCCGCACCGGCTTTTTATCACAGGCTTTTTCTCTCCGTCGTTTGATACATCCGTAATAGCTGTACTTAGCGCCCGTGTGGCTGAAACCGCTTTCCCCAACCATCGGGGATCCGCAATGACCGCAGAACAGCTTATCGGTCAGCAGGTATTCGACTTTTGTCCATGTGTGAGACGGAGCGCGCCGGTTTATCTTGAGAAGTTCCTGCACCCTGTCAAACGTGCTTTTGTCTACGATAGCTGGAACACCTCCTTCCACGCGCACAACGTCTTTGTAGGCGTATATGCCGATGTACTTTTCATTTTTTAGTAGCTTTGTCAGGCTGTTTTTCGTGAATAGCTGCTTCCGGGCGGTGCGAATGCCCTGTTCATTTAACTGTCCGGTGATTTCTGAAATGGTTGCCCCTTCTGCGTATAGGTCGAAAATCTTTTTGACAACGGGTGCGGTCTGCGGGTCGATAACAAAATGTTTATCACTGTCAAGCGTGTATCCCAATGGGACTGATCCACCGACGCACTGACACTTTTTCGCGCTTTCAAGCTGTCCGCGACGGATGTTTTGCGATAGCTGGATGGAATAGTATTCCGCCATACCCTCCAGTACGCTCTCCAGAATAACGGCTTCCGGTGAGTTTGGGAGACTTTCCGCGACGTACTCCACCCTTACCCCGTTTTTCTTGCAGGTGTGCTTATTAAACGCAATTTCTTCACGGTTGCGGCCGAAGCGGTCAACCTTCCAGACGATAACAACCTGAAACTGATGCTTTCCAGTGTCGGAAAGCATTTTCTGAAAAGCCTCTCGGTTATCGTTTCGACCTGTCATGGCACGGTCGATGTATTCGTGTACGACGGTATATCCTTGCGCTGCCGCGTACTCATGCCCTTTGGCGAGCTGTCCTTCTATGGACTGCTCTGTCTGTCCGTGGGAAGAGTAGCGGGCATAAATGACGGCGTTTGTCGTGGTATCCGGCTTTTGTGCGTTTAAGTTTACGGATACTCTCATTGTCTGCCCCTTTCTATTTCGTGCCAGAAGCACTTCCTGCTTTACCGCGGACGGCGTTTCTGATACTTGTCCCCGTCCAGCAGACCGCGGGCGTAGATCATAACTTTTTCGAGGTCCGCGCTGTCGAGCCCAGAAAGCATAGTAGTAACATTCTCTGGCAGAGACGGGTCGCGCTTTTGATCTACCGTGTAATCCGTATCATCATCGGTGCGGCCCAGCAGATAATCCGCAGACGTTTGGAGCAAATTCGCTGCGTTGCGCACGATTTCGACATTCGGCTTTGTACCCTTTTTCCAGTACGAGACGTTAGAGCGGGTCGTGCCCAGCTTTTCAACAGTGCTTTGTGAACACGGGTCGATACCGCGCACGCGGCACAGGGCCTCATATCGTTCATAGAAGGTCATTTACACTTCCTCCGCCAGCAAAATATTTTTTGCCAGAACACTTGACAAGCCAAATTTCTTGCGCTATAATGCAGAGGACAGCTAAAGAAATTTGGCTACGAAAAGGAAGCCCCCGCAAAAGGAGTCTTTTCAGCGGTGACATCAGGTGTGGCAATTTGATTATACCGCAAGAGTTAAATTTTTTCAACTGTCCAGATAAAAAAATTTTTGCGAAAAGGAGGTTTAGGGCTTGTTAGACAAGTGGATCGCCGACGCAGTGGGCAGGATGCACGTTGCCGAGATTACTGGTAAGCGGTTGGCCGCTGAGTGCGGCTATACGGAGAGCTACCTGTCCACCGTGCTTCACGGTAAAAAGGGTGACAGCGCGACGCAGAAAAAGATCATGGACGCTCTGGCTCGTCTGGAGCACGAAGCCGCTGATAACGATGGACAGGGCTGAGGTTCTGTTACCCGCTGCTGATACGCGAGTGCTGTGCGCCACCCTGCTTGACGCTGTTCGGCGTTTCTACGAGAATCCTGAAAATCAGCAGCGGTTTGAAGCATGGTTGTCCGAGAAAAAGACTCAAGGAGGCAAATTGAAAGATGATTGAGATTAAAGTGACCGTTGACATTCCCGGCATTGCTGAGGCCATCAACAATCTTGCGCAGGCTATTGCCGAAAAGAAGCCTGTTGCTGTCGAAGCCGTGAAGCAGGAAGCTCCTATCGTTCAGGCGTCTGCGCCCGTGGCGGCCCCTGTGGCTCCCGTAGCACCCGTTCATCCGCCTGTGCAGACTGCTTCCGCCCCTGCGCCTGTTGCGCCAGCAGCGGTCTCTGTGACCCCCACCGCGACCACGGCATCCGCTCCCGCACAGCAGCAAGCGCCTGCGGCGGCAAAGCGCATTACCTTGGATGACCTGTCCCTTGCCGGTGCGAAGCTGGTTGACGCCGGGAAGATGGACGCGCTCATCAACGCGCTCCAGAACTTCGGCGTGGCCGCCATTACGCTACTCCACGAAGATCAGTACGCGTCTTTCGCTGACTGCTTGCGTTCGATGGGCGCCAACATTTAAGGAGGAACGACTGATGGCCACTCCAGCAAAGCACGCGCTACTCAGCGCGTCTGCGGCTCATCGCTGGCTGAAATGTACAGCCGCGCCGACGTATGAAATGCAGTTTCCCCCGAAAACGTCAGAGTATGCGGAGGAGGGAACGTTGGCGCATAGCATCTGCGAGCTGTATGCCCGCAAGAAGTTCACCGTCATGAGCACACGGAAATTCAACAGTGAGCTGAAAAAGCTGCAAGAACATCCGCTTTACAAGCCCGAAATGCTGACTACCGCAGAGTCATACGTCCTGTATCTGTACGGGGTCTGCATGAGATACGAGGGGATGCCGCACGTCAACATGGAAGTCCGAGTTGATTTGTCCGACTATGTGCCGCAGGGCTTTGGTACCTGCGACTGCATCATCATCGGCGGTGACACCCTGCACATCACGGACTACAAGCACGGTCAGGGCGTTGTCGTAGAGGCGGAGGGCAATCCGCAAATGATGCTTTACGCGCTGGGAGCGCTGAAACGGTATACGCCTGTTTTCGGGGACAAAATCAAGCGGGTATCTATGGCGATTGTACAGCCTCGCGTCACGCAGGATGTGAAAGAATGCGAGATGACCGTGGATGAGCTTCTGGCATGGGGAGAAAACGTGGTCAAGCCTGCGGCGCAAAAGGCTTTCAACGGCGAGGGCGAGTTCTGCGCAGGTGCGCACTGTAAATTCTGCCGCGGGCGCGACGTTTGCCCAGCACGGGCAAAGCTCAATATCGCCTTGGAGGATTTTAAGGATTGCATCACGCCGGATAAGGCGCAGAATCCGCTCGACCCCGCTGCACGCAAAGTGCTGGGACTGCCGCCCGTTCTGACGGATGCGGAGGTTGGTGACCTGCTGACCAGAGGCGCAAATCTGGTCGAATGGTACGAAGGGTTGCGGAGTTATGCCCTGCAAGCGATTCTGGACGGGAAAGAGATTCCCGGCTACAAGGTGGTCGAGGGGCGCAGCGTTCGCGCTTTCCGTGATACGGATGCGGCACTGCAAAAGCTGATGGATTCGGGCTTTGACAAGGCGATTATCTACGACTACGAGCCGAAAACGCTTGCCCAGCTTGAAAAGATCGTGGGCGCAAAGCGCTTTGCTGAATTGCTCGGAGACCAGATTGTGAAGCCAAAGGGCAAGGCTACACTGACGGATGAGAAAGATCCGCGCGCGGCGTATAGCTCCGCCGTCGTGGACTTTGCCGGGGTGGTGCAGGATGGCTGACGTGCGAGACGGGCTGCTTTACCGGAAGGAAAACCTCGTACTTAACGTGGGCGGCGAAACGGTTCACATTGACTGCCCAGAGCGTTTTGCGTGGCTGCTGGATGACAAACTGGGTGGAGATGCGGCTGACTATTTCCGAGACATGGTGACGAATCTGTGCTTTGACCCCGATCTGTGCCTCGGTGAATGTGTCCGCACCTATGGGCTGCAAGAGCACTATCAGAATGTCATTCGAGATGCACTGGACGTGCTGGCAGATGCGCAGGAGCAGGAACTATGCCGTCCATGGACGAGTGGCAGGGTGTCGATAAAAAGGTACAACGAAGCTGTGAGAATGCTACAAAATGAACTGTAAATTGAGAAAGTGAGGATTCTATCATGTATCAGAATGATGCTCAGAAAGTCTTGACCGGCGAAGTTCGCCTTTCCTACTGCAACCTGATTCAGCCCCGTGCGCCCCTGAGCGGACAGGGCGACCCCAAGTATTCCGTCACCATTCTCATTCCCAAGACCGACGTTGCTACCAAAGCGGACATCGACGCTTCCATTGAGGCGGCGGCGCGGGACGCCGTGGGCAAGCTGTGGGGCGGTGTGCGTCCCCGCTTCGATTCCATCGTGTGGGACGGCGACGGTACGCGCAAAAACGGTCTGCCTTTCGGCTCGGAGTGCAAGGGGCACTGGGTCTTGACTGCCTCTACAAAGCAGAAACCGCAGGTTGTCGGTATTGACAATATCAACGCGGAGCTTGCCCCGCAGGACATTTACAGCGGCATGTACGGCCGTGTGACCCTTCGTTTCTTCGGCTATTCGCAGTCTGGCAATCGCGGCGTGGGCTGCGGACTCGGCAATGTGCTGAAAACCCGCGAGGGTGAACCGCTGTCCGGTGGTGCATCTGCCGCCGCAGACTTTGCGGGCATCGGCAATTCGGTTGTGCCGCCTGTTGACCCCGTGACCGGGCGCGCAATCAACCCTATCACCGGCCAGCCGATGTAATACGATGACGGAGCGCCGGGAGACTGTGTGTCTAAATTCCGGCGCTCCTTTTTTAGGAGGTAAAGTGTGAAAACTCGTTTTGATTGTGCCGACAGCTGGACGACCGCCACTGGCGAAGAAATCCAGATTAAAGAAATGACTACCATTCACCTGATGAATTTGTTCAGCATGTTCGTTCGTCGTCCAGATCGCACGATGGCAATGCTTGTTTCCGACATTGACAGTGGCGAGTATGCAGAGCGCGTATGGCTTCCGCGTAAGACGGAGGACGTAAAACAGTCCATTGCTAATGTGACGAGCATGTCAGAAGCAGAACTGATTGACTACGCCCTTTCTTCTCCGCTGGGCGAAGCGGTTAAAGCCGAACTTGTTAAGCGCGGCGTACAGCTTGAGAACTCATTGGCAATCATTGCAGGGAGGAAAAACGTATGAAAAAGACGGTTCGCGTGGTCAGCCTGATTGTGGTTATCGCACTGGCGTTACTGGCGTTACTGGTGCTGACCGGTTGCTCAGACACTCCTACCGTAAGCGGCACGAAAGCGGATGTTCAGGCACAGATGGCGGTGGCAAATTCCCTGACGGCTAACCAGCCTACACCAACGGACATCAGCTACTCGCTGGAGCGGTATAACCTGATTCGGCGTGCTTACTGGGTTAATGGTCAGCGCGAAAAGGCAAACGCGCTCATGTGTGCGGTTGAAAAACCGCTGGGCTATATCGTGCTCTTTGCCGGGAATACTGTTGTCGGCAATTTCGTGGTAGACGGAAAGGTAACGAGCCTGAATAGCTTCTTGTCCCCGGACAGTGAATACTACGAGTATTTAGGCGGCGACTTCCGGGCGTATAACAAGTGGCTGGCTGACGTGGATGGTAGCTATGGTGAGAATGATGACGGCATTTTCTTCTTCACCCCGGATGGAAAATATATAGAATGGACGGGCGAGTACCTTTACTCCGACATTCCCTTCATCGTTGATAGTCCGGTTGTTCGGTACGAAGGAGGTGTGGCAGATGAATAAGGTCGTTGTTGGTTTGCTGTGTCTGTTGATGGTCGTTCTGCTATTCTGCACGGTTTTCTTCTCCTGCTTCCCTGTTGGACGCGCCATGTGGAACTCATGGTTTTTTGCCGTCCAAAAGGCTGATGATGCGACAGCGTACAGCACTCGTAAGCAGGTTGAGGACACCTGCCGCGCAATGATGACAAGTTACACAAGTGACAGCCTGATTTACCAGCAGTACAAAGACAGCGAAAATGCAGAAAAGCTGTCATGGGCTGAACAGGCGAAGATGCGCGCAAACAAAACGGCGGCAAGCTATAACGAATATGTGCTGAAAAACTCTTTTGTCTGGAACGGCAACGTTCCAGCAGACATCCGCACGTCGCTTCCGTATTTGGACTAAGGGAGGGTGCAAGATGCCGCATCACCTTTCCATCGACCTTGAAACCTTTTCCAGTGAATCTATTAAGAAAACGGGAAGCTGGAAATATATCGAAAGCCCTGATTTTGAAATCCTGCTGTTTGCCTATTCTCTTGACGGTGCTCCTGTACAGGTGGTTGATTTGGCGTGTGGGGAAAAACTTCCTGACTGGATGATTCCCGCGCTAACGGATCCCAACTATATTAAGCACGCCTATAACGCCCACTTTGAGTACGGCGCCTTGCAAAAGGTTTACGGTGGTATGCAGCCGTCACAGTGGCGCTGCACTATGTTTCACGGTCTGTATTGCGGGTACACGGCGGGTTTGGACGCAACGGGCAGGGCGCTCGGCTTGCCGGATGACAAGCAGAAGAACGCGGCAGGTAAAGCCCTGATTCGCTATTTCTGTGTACCCTGCAAGCCTTCACGGGCGAATGGTGGGCGCACACGCAATCTACCGCACCACGATTCTGACAAGTGGAAGCTGTTCAAAGAGTACAACCGTCAGGACGTGGTAACGGAGATGGAAATTGAGCGCCGCCTGAGCGCTTTTCCTGTTCCTGAATGGGTACAGCATCAGTGGGAGGTCGATCTGATGATTAACTCCCGCGGCGTGGCGGTGGACATTGATTTGGTGCGAGGCGCACTGGATGTGGGAGCGCGTGTCAAGCGCGACTTTACCGCCGAAGCTGTTGCGGTTTCCGGCATTCGTAATCCTAATTCAGTCAAGCAGCTTGCCGAATGGCTGAACGCGGAGATGGATGATGAAGAAATTAAAGACCTGCGCAAGGGAACGGTCTCGCGTCTGCTGGCAAAGGAAGGTAACAGTGCCGAGGTTCAGCGTATGCTTGAAATCCGTCAGGAACTAAGTAAAACCTCCACCAAAAAGTATGATGCGATTGAAGCGTGTGTCTGCGGTGATGGACGCGTGCGCGGGCTTCTCCAATTCTACGGTGCGAACCGCACGGGACGCTGGGCTGGACGACTGGTGCAGGTGCAGAACTTGCCGAGAACCTACACGAAGGCGATTGAGGTGGCGCGAAAGCTGGTAGAGCAGAAGAACGCTGATGCTCTGCGCGTGCTGTATGGGTCTGTGCCGGATACGCTTTCTCAGCTTATCCGTACAGCCTTTATAGCGCCGGAGGGGCATGTGCTGATAGACGCGGACTTCTCGGCTATTGAGGCTCGCGTCATATCGTGGCTGGCGGGCGAAGAATGGCGGCTTGAGGTGTTCCGTTCACACGGCAAAATCTACGAAGCAAGCGCGTCACAGATGTTCGGCGTGCCCATTGAGCGCATTAAAAAGGGCAATCCAGAGTATGCCCTGCGCGCGAAGGGCAAGGTCGCAGAGCTGGCGCTGGGCTATCAGGGATCTGCCGGGGCGCTTATCAACATGGGAGCGTTGGACATGGGACTGACCGAGGATGAACTGCCGGACATCGTGGAGCGCTGGCGGGAGGCCAACTCCAAAATCCGTGACCTGTGGTACGCAATGGATGCGGCGGCCGTACAGGTGATACAGTGCGGCGGCACGGTCAGAGTGCGTAACGTTGTGTTTGCCCGTGAGTACGACGTGGTGCAGGGCGTGTCCTGCATGACAATTACACTGCCCTCCGGGCGCAAGTTGTACTATATCAATCCGTCTCTGGGCACAAATCAGTGGGGTCGCCCATCTATCGCGTATACGGGCATGGACCAGAAAACGAAAAAGTGGAAAAGTATTGAAACTTACGGGGGCAAGCTGGTTGAAAACTGTGTGCAGGCCATAGCTCGTGACTGTCTTGCTGGAGCGCTGGACAGGCTCGAAGCGGCAGGACTGCCGGTGGTGTTTCATGTACACGATGAGGTGGTCATCGACATTGCACCTTTTGATACGCCTGAGAACATGCTGCATTTGGTCGAGCGTATTATGTCAGAACCCGTTGCGTGGGCGCCGGGCTTGCCGCTTAACGCGGACGGATGGGTTGGTGCGTTTTTCACGAAGGACTGATTGGAGGTAGGAATATGCACGATACGGAGTTTTTCAAGAAGCTGGTTGAAAATATCGTCATGTGGAGTTTCGTCATAGTAATCGCCGCGCTGGCGCTTACTATCCTCGGACTGCCGCTGTATCTCGCGCTGACTGTGGATTGGAAATTCGCGCTGATTTATCTGCTGTATCCCGTCGTGCTGATGGTGATGGTCGCGCTGGCAGCATCGAGGGGTGGTGATGGCGAATGAGGATCGTCAAGCCGTCTGTCCTGCTGCTGGAACAGCCCATTTCTCCTGAGGATGTAATGCGACGCATTGAACTGTGCGGGCGCGTCTGCTACAAGTCTGAGGGAAAAATTACGTCTAATAGCTATAAGGGCTTTATCCAGCGCATTATCAAACGCGGGCACGAAGCGGTGCTGGAGCACGGGAACCTGATAATCGGCATGAGCAAGGACTCTGATGGCGGTTCAGGTGTGTGGTTTTCCGCTTTGGATAGAGCCTTTGAGCAGACAGGCACAGCTTCTTACATCCGAAAGACTCACGGTAACGCACAGAATATTGTTTCCGGCAACGTGCGGGCGTGGCGTGATGTGCTACGCGTGTGCGCTGCGACGAACACCCGCATACCCGCCGCGGTTCACTGCATCTTGGAAGCATACGGCGTACTGTTTTCGGATTTGCTTGGCAATGTGTTCTCAGCCGGTGACGAGGAGGCATGGATACTGCATCCCGGCGAGCTGACGAGCGGCCATGAAATCAGGAAGCACGTCTGCATGACCTGCTGGTTCACCTGCGACCGCGGCGTGTCGCACGAGTTAGTGCGTCACCGCCCTGCATCCTTCTGTCAGGAGAGCACTCGGTATTGCAACTACCAGCGCGGGGACTTTGGCGGTGAAATCGCGGTCATTCAGCCCGCCTGCTTCGGCCCTGATTCAGCCGCATATGGGACATTCATAGAGGCCGCTGTCATGGCGGAACGGTACTATTTTGACCTGCTGAACGTTGGCGCAACGGCGCAGGAGGCGCGTGCGGTACTGCCGACCTGCCTGAAAACAGAGGTTGTGATGACCGCGACGGTTGAGGAGTGGCTGCACTTCTTCCGTTTGCGCTGCTCGGAAGCGGCGCGTCCGCAAATGAGGGAAGTGGCTACACAGGCGAAGGAGCTGATGCTGGCGGCGATGCCGCGAATGGGGGCGTGGGTATGACAGTGGGCGTTTGCCCCGTCTGCGGTAAGGCGCTGGAAAGCGTTGCCTGTACGGGACTCCGCTGCGGTCATCCGTGGCTTGATAGCGTGCTCGTTCATGCCAACGGCGAAACGTGCGCTTCGCAGTCTCCCCTCCCCGTAATTGCGTCGGATACGGTGTACCTGTCTGACTGCATCACCGGGATGCGCCGGATGACGGATGAATCCGTAGACTTGATTGTGTCAGACCCGCCGTATCTAATCAACTATGCTACGGGACACAGGCAAGATAAAGCGCACGACTTCTGCACCCCGATTCAGAATGACTCAAACCCGGAGCTGATTCAGAAGTACGTCGAAGAGTGCTATCGCATACTGAAGCCAAATTGCGCTTTTTACATGTTTTGTTCTGCAAAAACGCAGGATTTCTTCAAAACAGCGGCTCAAAATGCTCATTTTACTGTCAAAAACGCGATTGTTTGGGTAAAAAGTGAGTGGACGATGGGCGACTTGAAAGCACAGTTTGGGCAGCAATATGAAGTGCTTTTGCTGCTGAATAAAGGTCGCGCTCCGTTTAATGGAAAGCGGCTGGGCGACGTGTGGGAGTTTCCGGGCATACGCGGACGCAAACAGCTTCACCAAAATCAAAAGCCGGTAGAGCTGATACAGCGGTGCATTGAGAAGCATTCCAAAGAGGGTGACGTTGTGTTCGATGGCTTTATGGGAAGCGGTACGACGGCGGTTGCGGCGGTTCGGATGAATCGGCACTTTATCGGCTTTGAAATCGAGCCGAGGTACTTCTGGATAATCCATAATAGACTTTGTGAGGAGGTACAGCATCATGCCCCGTGTCTACTTTGAAGGGTGGTACGACGGCGTTTTTGCCAAAGCAGAGGACTGGTACAAGGATGGCGTAATTTACGTCAACCTCAAACATTACCGTCCCGGCGCGGCTTTGAGCTGTCCTACGAAAGAATGTTCTTTTTTGGTTCGGACGGATGCGCCGGAACGCTTTGAACACTATCCGCACAGTATCGTAGCGTTTCTTCTGCGGTACGGCAGTGAAAGGAACCTCGTCCCCGTAGAGATAAAGTTACCTGAAATTGATCTTTGCCAAAGGAGGTAGGTCGTGTGAACAACAATGAACGGGCGGAAATGCTCCGCTTGATGGCGGAGGAACTGAATGACAGCATCAGCGCCTATGAAGGGGCGAAGAAGAAGCCGAAAGACGCTACACAAGCATATGGCAGCGTGACGGCGAGTAACACTGCCGCGGCAATTAAGCGAAAGATCGTCCACATGCGGCAGGTGCTGCTTGACCTCGGTGAGCGGCTATGAAGCATTACGGCGACATTACCAAAATCAGCGGCTACCACGTCCCGCCCGTCAACGTCGTCATCGGCGGCAGTCCTTGTCAGGATTTATCTGTGGCGGGCAAGCGGGCGGGACT